GTGAATGCAGCAAAGGCACTTGTAATTATTACGGCAATAATTTCAGGTGCCATTGTTCATTGTATTTGTTCCTGCTACTATTCTAAAGGATTTAACAACTTAGAATAAAAGAAATAATTTAAGGTCATATGGCAACAGGATATGAGCCCAATATAGAAGGCGCTCTTGCTGTCCTTGTTGACCTTATGCAAGGGCATGGATTTACAATGACAAGATCTCCATATGCACCAAACTATAGAGGGCTTGTTGATGCTCTTATTGATCTTAAAGATGGATTTCCTACATTTGTTCCATTCCGTGTAGGTTTTGATGTTGAAGTATTTGAAAATGTAAATCAGGGTGATGCTCTTTATTTAAGAGCATCTGATGGTAAAGCTGGAAAAGCTATAGCAAGTGGAACATTAGATCAAGCTTATGTTGTTGGTATTGCAGATACTTCTAAGTTAACGGGTGAAATCGTTAAGGTTTTAGTTACCGGTGTTGAAGCAATATCTGGTCTTGATGCTGGTGATCATTACTTTTTATCAGCTGCTTCTGCTGGTGACATTACAACAACAGCTCCAAGCACTGCCGGACAATATGTTGTTCGTGTTGGAGAAGCTGTCTCTACCAGTGAATTTTCTATTCAACTGGAACCACCTATTCTGTTAAGTTAATATTATGGCAACTCGTAAAGCAATTGCATTAGTTAGTGGTTTACTGCAGGAGGTTAACACTCCTACAGATAAACTTGACTTTGCTGGTAATACCACTACTGATCTTACTGAAGGTACTAATCTTTATTACTTAGATAGCAGAGCAAGAGCTGCAATATCTGTAACAGATAGTGGTGGAGATGGTTCTCTTTCTTATAATAATTCCACTGGTGTTATTACTTATGTCGGACCGTCTGCATCAGAAGTTCGTGCACATTTTAGTGTAGCTGCTGGTTCAGGTTTAACCTATGACGGTGGCACTGGAGAGTTCGGAACTAATGCAATTCCTAATTCTCAATTAGCAAACAGCTCTGTTGTTTTAGGTGGAACAACAGTTAATCTTGGTGATACAAAAACTACATTACTTGGATTTATTCAATTAGAAGCAACAACATTTAATGCTGGACCTAGCGGATCTGCAAATAATATTGCTATTTCTGGCGGCAATATTACTTTTGAAGGTGCAACAGGATCAAATACTTTTACTACAGCGTTAACCGTTACTGACCCTACTGCTGTACGCACAATTACTTTTCCTGATGCAACTGGTAATGTTGCACTTCTTGAATCTTTAAGTGCCACCAATACAGGATCTGGTTATGGTTCACTGTCTTATAACAATACTACTGGGGTCTTCGACTTCTCAGTTGTTACTGATGCTAACATCCGTGGTTCTATTTCTGTTACGGATGCAGGTGGAGATGGATCTCTATCCTACGATTCTGGAACCGGCGTTATTACTTATACTGGCCCCAGTGCTAGTGAAGTAAGGGCACACCTCAGTGTTGCTGCTGGTTCTGGACTTACATATAACTCGGGTACAGGTGAATTTGGTACTAGCAATATTCCTAATAGCCAGCTTCAGAACTCAACAATTACATTAGGTTCCAGTTCAGTAGCACTTGGTAGTACCCTTACAACAATTGCAGGGTTAACATCTATTACTTCCACTGCTGTTATTACGAATGACGGTGGATTCAGGATTAGAAATACTTCAGATAATACAAAGCAAATTGCATTTAATGCAACAAATATTACTACCGCAACAACACGTACATTTACTGCACCAAATAGCGATGGTACGTTTGCTTTACTAGAAGCAAATAATGTTTTTATTGGCATCAATAGTTTTATTAATGGTACAGGTCAATCGTTCCGTCCAGCATCAACCCAAGATGGATTTATTATCCTAGGTCGTGCTGGTGGCGCCAGTAACTATTCTGTTACATTTGCAACAGATACATTAACTGACAATCGAACTGCAACATTCCCTGACCTAACTGGTAATGTCCTTCTTGACACATCAACAATTCCTGGTGATACCTTTGTTGATGATACATTCAGAATAAGTGATAATAGTGATAGCACTAAAAAGTTGGCTTTTGAATGCTCTGGTATTAGTACCTCTACTACCAGAACAATGACAGTTCCCGATAGTAATGGAACAATATCAACAGAAGACTTTGCTACTGCAGTTGCAATTGCTTTAGGATAAAACTATGTCAACTCAAGTACAATTTCGTAGAGGAACAACAGCACAGCATTCAGGCTTCACTGGTGCTAGTGGTGAAGTTACCGTTGATACGGTCAAACAAACATGTGTTATTCATGATGCCATTCAGGTAGGCGGTTACCCTCTCCTAAGGGAAGATGGTGCCAACGCTGCTTTATCTCTTGGATCATTAACAAGCTGTGCACTTAAGTTTGCAGGTGATCCTGATACTGGTATCATTAGTCCCGGTGTAAATCAAATTGCTCTTGTAACAGGTGGAGTTGCTAGACTTACAATAGATTCATCAGGTGCAGTTACCATTCCAGGTAATCTGATCGTCTCAGGAAACCTTACTGTGGACGGATCCTTTACTTCTACAGACAACCTTGCACTTATTGTTGCTTTAGGCTGATATGGCAAATACCTTCAAAAATGATACCAAGTCAAGTTTGGTAACAGCAGCAATTACTGATGCATCAGCCACTGTTGTTACAACTGGTGGTACTGCAACATTAATTGTTCTTAGTGCAATTGCATCTAACAAAACAGGTGTTAGTGCTGATGTTGATCTTTATATTGATAAAAGTACAGGTGATGATGTTTACCTAATTAAGAATGCTCCAGTACCTGCTGGTTCTTCTTTAGAATTAATCAGTGGTAACAAGGTAATCCTGGAATCCAGTGATAAATTACAAGCACGTTGCGGTACTGCAACAGCCATTGATTTAACTGTTAGTTATCTTGAGCAGACACCATAGTAAATTATGGGACTAACAACTGTTTCTAATGTTTCTAACATTGAAGAAAAAGCAAAAGAGTTAGAACATTATGTTTACTTCTTGGAAGAAAGGGTAAGCTTATTAGAACTAAAACTTCATGAACTTATGCACCCAGAAGAAGTATTAGAACTTTCTGATACTTCTTGGGATATTGTAAGGAAGAAAAGAGATTATATTTTAAAATCTACTGATTGGGTAATGACACCAAGCTCAACATTAGATCAAGCTCAGTGGGCTGCTTATCGCCAACAATTACGTGATCTTCCTCAAACCTATTCTTCTGCTAAGCTAGAAGATATTCAATGGCCAACGCAACCAAGTTTTAATCCTGTGAGGTAACATGGCATATTTAGGTAATGATCTACAAGTTGCATATCAAAGTTATCAGATTATTGATGACATTAGCAGTAGCTTTAATGGTGTTTTAACTACCTTTGCTCTTCAAGTTGGTGGTGTTACTCCAGTACCATTTCCAATTAATCCGCAGCAGTGTTTAATCTCTGTTAATGGTGTTATTCAAGAACCTGATCCCAGTGGTACATCAGGTTTTAATTTGGTTGGTAGCAATATTGAATTTAGCTCTCCTCCAACTAGTGGACATTCTTTTTTTGGTGTTATTCTTGCTGGTGCTGATTACGTTAATGTTGGTGTTAATTATCCATCAGGATCTGAATCCGCTCCATCAATTACTTTTGATACAGATTTAGATACTGGAATCCACAATCCAGCTGCTAATGAGTTAGGTCTTGTAACGAATGGTAATGATGCTATTAGGATTAATAGCTCTCAACAAGTTGGCATTAATACATCAAGTCCTAATGCAGGATTGACTGTTAATGCAACTTACAACATCCTGAAAGGATTTAACCGTCGTCCGCCTGTTCATCGCGGTCCGTTGTTTTATAAAACTGCAGCAGCAACGATCAGTGTTGTTGCAAATTCTGCATTGAATGGTTTCTTTTACGACACGGCAACAGCTGTATCAATGCCGAGTCACAGCAACAACACCGATTATGCAATCTGGCAGCATCCCACAACTGGTGCATTAGTTGCTGACGCGAGCTTTACGTCTGCTCCCGCAGGGGCCACGGGTGGTTCAATTGTTGGCGGTTATCACTATATCCCAAGTGGGCGCCCCACGGCTGTTAACAACGGCAGCCCAACGGCTGCAGCGGAAATTCTGGAGTACAGCATTTGGGACCTGACTTGGAGGCCATCATGCCCTGACCCACGTGGCATGGCATGTATTGATGAACGGTTTTGGTGTGATCTTTACTTCTGCGGAAGTACGTCTTATGCAGGAACTGATTTCAGTGCAGTGCCTAGTAGCAAGATTGGGCTGACAATTGCTGATGAAAACGCTCCTCCGTTGATTCCTGCTTTTTATGGTGGCAATGGTGTTACTGCTTATGCGGATGACAGTACTTTGGAGAAAGGATGTTGGTATGACTTCTGCGAAGTTGCCAGCAGCTTTGGTAAGCGTTTGCTGACAATGAGTGAATTTCAGGTGGCTGCATTTGGTGCCCCAGAAGCAGGAAGCCGTGGCAGTGATCCCGGCACTGTAATTTGGGAGCGTGCATCCAAGTGGGGATTGGCGCAAGCGACAGGTACGTTGTATTCATGGGGTGCTGATTTGATGTTTAGAGATGTAAATTCTCAAACGTTTGCATTCCGCACAGGTGTTACTCGTGGTCGCGGTGATGTGTATCAGCAAGGCAATGATGATTCACTTGTTGCGGTCATCCTGGGTGGCTACTGGAGCGATGGTTCCAATTCCGGTTCTCGCACGTCGTCCTGGAACTATCGGCCATGGCTTGCGAACGTCAACGTTTCTGCTCGCTTTGCCGCCGAGCACCTTGTAACCTGTTGAGAGGCGCGACAGCGCCGACGGCCATGACAGCGAAACGAGCAACAGCACAACCAGGAAAAGAAGCTCATGGCCTTTACATGCTTGAAAAATATGAAAGAGTTATTGAATATCTTTATCCTATTGCTCAAAACATCCCGCGAAAGCATGTGGTTTTTC